GCTGCAATAACAGCAGGTTTTGGAGGTTCTATAATAGCTGCTTCGAAATTTCAGCAAGAAATATCTAATGTTTTTACTCTTTTAGATCAAGATACACTAGATGAATTTGGTGGAGATTTAAAAAAAGCATCAATGCAAGCTTTAAAGATGGGGTTTAGCATTCAAGATTCTAATAAAGCATTATTTGACACAGTATCCGCTATTGGGGATGTAGAAAAATCAATAGGCATATATCAACAAGCGCAAAAACTTGCTATTGGAGGTGTTACCGATTTAAGCATTGCCGTAGATGGCATAACATCTATAATGAATGCTTATGGTAAGGAAGTAACAGATGCAAAAGATGTATCAAATGCTTTTTTCTCGTCGCAAAGGGCTGGTAAAACTACAGTTGCTGCATTAGCTGTCAATGTAGGAAAGGTGGCTCCAGTAGCCAAACAGGCAGGTGTAGGGTATAAAGAATTGCTTGCGACTATGTCTCAATTAACTTTAGCGGGGTTATCAACAGAAGAGGCTAGTACTGCCTTAAGGTCTGCTATGAGTGGTTTACTTGCGCCATCTAAAGAAGCAATTAAAATATTTAAAAAAGCAAAAATACCAGTGGGAGCAGCCGCTTTACAGAGTGCTAATTGGGCAGATGTTTTGGCCAAAATCCCATCTGTTTTGGAAAAAAATAAGGATGCATTGTCTGACATGTTTCCTAATATAAGGGCAATGACAGCGGCAGGCTCTTTAGGAGCAAAAGAAATAGAAAATTTGCGTAAAATTGTAGTTAAAACAAATGAAGATATTAAAAATGGGACTGGGTTGACAGATGCTTATAATTTACAAATGGAAAATATATCAAGACAATTTAAAATTTTCAAAGGCACGCTTACAGTAGTCGCGATCAAATTTGGCACGTTGCTTTTCCCAGCTATTAAGAAAGTTTTAAAAGTAGGGATAAAGCTTTTAACTTTTTTTGAACTTTTAAGTCCCGCGTCCAAAACTGTTATTTTAGTTTTAGGTGCAATAGTTGGGGTAATATCAGGCATAACATTAGCAGTAGCTATAATATTGCCTCTTTTAGCAACATTAAAATTCACATTGGTAACTTTAGGCATCACAGCCGGCACAACTTGGGGAGCAATTCTTGGACCAATAACATTAATAATATTAGGGATAGCAGCAGTAACCGCTGCTATAATACTACTAATTGAAAAATGGGATATTTTTAAAAAAGCATTATTAAATATTGTTGATCTTTTTAATAAACTTTTCCCAAGAGCAGCGGCTCTTTTTAAAATGATAGAAAAAATTGCCGGAGTTTTAGGCATTATAAAAGGTGCAAATTTAGCAGCAAAAGGCTTTCAACTTCCGCAATTAGCCACAGTCGGAGCAGGGGTACAATCAAGCTTAGATGCTAATATTAATATGAATGTAAATGCGCCTAAAGGGGCGGTTCAAAGTATTGTTTCAAAAACTAAATCTAATAACAGTAATGTTAATCTTGGTATTAATATGGAAGAAAGCTTATGACTTTAGCAAGCGAAGAATCATTAATAGCTTCTTTTCGTGGAGTCCCCTTTTTTTGGCGGAATAGCTCTTTGACTACCGGCCAAAAAACAATAACACATGAATATCCAAAATCTAATAGAAGATTTGTTGAGCAAAACGGGTTATTTAATGATGTTTTCACGATAGAGGCCGAAATAAAAAATGATAATTATAAAATTAATAGAGACCGATTAAAAAAAGCCTTAAATCTTGAAGGCAGTGGGATATTGCAATTGCCTATGCAGGATAGAATGCTTGTAAAGGTGGAAGGAACTTATACTATTAGAGAAGATTATAGGAATTTAGGTGAAGCAGTTTTTAGTATTACATTCGCAAAAACAGATACTAATATATTACCAATAGCAATTGTCAATCCTGCAAAAATAAATACTTTAGCAAAAAATACAACTGAGGAAATGGGAGCGACATTTATTTCCAATTTCAAAAGTGTTGCTAATAAAATCAGTAATTTTGATGCTGCAAAAGCTAAAATATCAGAATTTACAACTAAAATCAATAAAAAAGTTAGTGAAATAAAAACTTTTTCTGAAAAAATCAATAAATTCACAGAGCTGATTGAAGAACTTGAAGATGTAGTTGGGAAATATTTAAAAGATATCGAACTGTTAGAAGCGCAAATACAAGCAATATTTGATGAGGTAAGATTATTAGGAGAAACAGCGAAAGACAGGTTAATTTTATTTATTGCATTATTTGATTATGGAAGTGAAGATGAACCTATTGCTCAAAATAGTACAACAAATAAAGAGAGATATATAAATAATGGATTAATTAATAATTTAATATTAATTAGTTCAATATCTTACGCTTATGTTGAAGCAATAGATATTGAATATATATCAACTGATGCAATAGATGAAACTAAAAATATATTAAATGAACAAGTTAATAGAGTATTTAGTAAGGGCGATGAAATTGTCAATGGGGTTTTTGATAGCTTGAAAACTTTACAAAGTGAAGCAAATAATTTTTTAGAAAAGAAAAAAATTAATACAGCAAAAATTATTGAAACAAACACACAAGAAACTACATTAACAGCTCTTACTTATCAATATTATGGTTCTTTAGATAATTATGAAAATTTAATTGATTTAAATAATTTTATTGATTTACAATTTATTAGAGGCAATATTAAGGTATTAACAAATGAGTGATATTCTTTTGGAAGTTGAAGGAACTGCTTATAGTGGTTTTACGGATATTTCGGTAACTAAAAATATAGAAAATTTATCGGGAGAATTTACTTTTAGTTCTACTGAACCTGAAAAGATTAATAATATTCCTCTAAAAAACGGGGCTGTTGCAAGAGTTTTAATTAACGGGATACCAGTTATAACTGGGTTTATTGATCCTATAATTAACAATATAGATATATCAACGCATAGTATAAGTGTTTCTGGGAGAGATAAAACTAGTGATATTATAGATAGTTCAGCTCCTTTGGGGTTAAATATACAATCTAATATAAGCTTGAAATCAGTAATTGAAAAAACATTAATTGCTTCTGGTAACTCAAATGTAAAAGTAATTGATAAAGTAGGTAATTTAGAGAATTTTTCAAAGAATGATATTATACAAGTTTCTGTCGGAGAAACTATATTTCAATTTTTAGAAAAATATGCAAGGAAAAGACAAGTATTACTTAATAGTGATGGTGATGGCAATATAGTTATTGATAGAGCATCAACAATAAGTACTGATACAAAATTATTTTTTTATGATGGAGATAAAGAGAAGCAGAATAATGTGAAATTTGCTTCGCCTGTTTTCGATGATACAGGAAGGTTTTACAAAATTACGATGGTGTCGCAAGGGTCGCCTAACTCTGGGTCAAAGTATAACCCATCAGATTTGGTTATGTCTAAAGGCATAGCTTATGACAATGAGATAAGAAAAAGTAAGCAATTGATTATATTGTCTGAAAATACAATGAATAAAAAAACATTAACTAACCGCGCAAAATGGGAAGTTAATGTAAGACGTGCAAGATCAATAGTTTGGAATGGGACTGTACAAGATGTAATTGATTCTAATGGCAATATTTGGATGCCGAACACTTTGGTAGAAATTATTGATGAAGTAAATAAAATCAATGCAGAAATGCTAATAAAATCAGTAACTTATGGTTTAAGTTTAACCACAGGAACGACTACATTATTAAGTTGTGTTTCTTCAGATGCTTATACATTACAAGCATCTATAGATGAATTAGATGCTAGATATAATAAAAAAGGTAGGGATTAAATTGAGTATTTTAAGAAATATTGTTAAATGGGCTTATACAAGTTTACAAATGAATGATACAGGTGAATTCCCAACAATTCAAGTTACAACTTTAGGAAATGTTGCACAAAATATAACATTAATATATCCATATGGATATAATGCAAGTCCATCATTAAACACAGTTTGTTTAATTTTAAATGTACAAGGCAATGAAGATAATAAGGTTGCTTTTGTATTAAGCGGGCCTGATAGAGAAAAAACTAGTAATGAGGGTGAAGTTGTTATTTTTAATCCCAAAACAAAATCAAAAATATTTTTAGATAAAAATGGGAATATCGATATACAAAGTTCTGGCGTAGTAAATATTAACGGGGATACTGAACCGATAGTAAGAGGTGGGGCTTTAAAAACATTATTTAATTCACACACCCATACTTCTGCTGGGTCAGGTAGTCCATCATCTGCACCCATTCAACAAATGAGTGCGACAGAATTATCAACAAAAAATTTTACAGAATAATTTAAAATGTTTCACATGGAACAAAAGAGTAAAAAATGGCAGAAGTAAAATTAATTAAAACTGATTTAGGCTATTATGATATTGGTTTAGATGCCAATGGTGATTTATTAGGGGATGATGGGTTTGCAACATCAATTGTACTTTCATTATTTTCAGATAAAAGAGCAGATGAAAGCGAAGTCGCAGAATCTCATTTAAGACGTGGTTGGTGGGGGAATCTACTTAATGAAGATAAAACATTTGAAATAGGCTCTAAACTTTGGTTACTTGATCAAGAAAGAGCTACAACGGCCACAGCAAATATTGCTAAAGATTATACATATGATTGTTTACAATGGCTGTTAAATGATAACCATGTAAAAAATATTGTAGTTAATTCAACTTTAATATCCAATAATAATATATCTATTGAAATAATATTTACAAAACCTGATAATTCAACACAAAGTATTTCTTTTACTTTGTGGGAAAATACAACTTTTGAATAGGAGAATATAATATGCCGATACAAATCCGTTCTCGCCAAGAAATAAACGACACAATAAAAGTTGATGTAAAAAATAAATTACCTAATAGTAATCCATTTTTAAAAGTAGGGTTTCTGCCCGGTATAATTGCTGGACTTGCTGGTATTTCATATTCAATTTATGTTTTCCTAACAAAAACACTTCTTAACGAGTTTTTCATAGATACTGCTAGTGCTACTTCATTAACTAGAATAGGTGCTATATTAGGATTAGAACTTAATCCAGCAACACAAGCACAAGGCTTAGTAAATGTAGAAGGAGTTGAAAGTACACTTATCCCAAAAGATAGCGTCTTACAAAGTCAAACAAATGAAACGTATAAAACTTTACAAGACGCTACAATTATTTCAAATACTATTATAGCTTCAGGGATAACACAATCATCCGGCATTGCTACAGTAGTTTTTTCAACCCCACACAATTTATCGTCTAATATGACTGTTACCATAAGTGGAGCAAATGAGCCTGACTATAACGGAACTTTCAGTATTATAGTTATTAGTGCTGAAGAATTCACATATAATATTAATCCAGCTGCGCCAGGAGTAGCAAGCACATCTGGGACATTTGATGTTTTATACACAAAAGCCCAACTTGAAATATTATCAGAAGGATTTGGTCAATCTACGAACCTTGAAAATGGAGCAGAAGTTTCATTTATTGTTCCAATTCCAAGTGTTAATACTTCTGGATACGTACAAATTGACGGCGTCGCAGGTGGTACTGATATTGAAACCACTGAAGAATATCGGGCAAGATTAAAATTTAAAGTTCAAAACCCTATCGCAGGAGGTGGGTTCAATGAAACTGCAATTAAATTGAAAGCTAAAGAAATCTCTGGAGTTACGAAAGTTTGGGTTTTTTCCGCCACCCCTGCTAATGGTCAAGCAACAATATATTTTGTTCGATATAATGATTTTAGCCCGATCCCCAGTGCTAGTGAAGTAGAAAAGGTGAAAAATAAATTATTAGAAATTAAGGTCGTGCCAATGGGGGATAGTGATGTAATTGTATCCGCTCCTACGCCTGTAATTCAAAATTTTACATTTTCAAATATTACTCCAGATACACAAAGTATGAGAGATGCAATTCAAATAGAATTAAGTAATTTTTTCAAAGACCAAGTTAATGTATCTGAAAGTATTCCTGAATTGTTATATAGTAGTGTTCTTATTAATACTATTGATGATACTGGTTCTAGATTACAATCTTTTACTTTATCAGATCCGACTGGGGATATAAGTATTGCTAGTGGTGAATTAGCATTATTAGGAGACGTAACTTATCCATGAGTATTTTAAAAATAAATTCAGCAGATAAAGAAGCAAATAGTTTAACAAATGAAATGGCCTCTGGGAAAATTTGGAAAGCTAAAAATATATTAACTTCTAATATGCGAAAATTATTAAATGCTTTGTCTGAAGAAATTGTAAGAATAAAATTAAAAATTAATGAAGTTTATAATGAAATGGATGTAAGGCAAACAGATCGATTAATTGTTGAATGGGAAAAACAATATGGTATCCCAGACGATTGTTTTAAGATAGAAGATACTTTGCAGAAAAGAATAGATAATATTTTATTGAAAATTCAATCAAATGGAGCTTCTATAGAAGAAGATTTTTTATTACTTGCAAATACTTTAAATATTAACATAGACATACAAACTGGTTTTGAAGCTACTGGATGGCCATGGACATGGCCGCATGTTTGGGTGGGAACTGAAATAGAAGCCAGAAATACAATGGTAGTTACTTTTTTAGATTTAGTTCCTCCTACTGGATGGCCATGGACATGGCCTCATGCTTGGATAAAAGATGAAACTGTAATTTTGAGATGCTTATTTAACAAACTTAAACCAGCTAATATTAAAATACAATATATATATGGAGGATAATATGAAAAATATACCGACACAAACAACTTCTACAACTCTCGACCCAGATGAATTTAATCAACCTATGGATGAATTGGAAAATGCCATTTTAAACACTGGGATTTCGCTTTCAGGTGGAGACGTAACGCAACTATCAAAATCAATTTCGAATTATGTGGCTGGGGGAAGTTATTACACTGATTCAGGAAGTGCAAATGCTTATGTATTATCAGTAGTTGGGAACAAAAAATCACCTACATCATATTTCAATGGTATGCTAGTAAGATATAGAGCAACTAATGCTAATACAGGTGCATCAACTGTTAATGTTAATGGTTTAGGTGTTCTTAATATTAAACAAGCAGATGGGACATCTGATCCCGAAGATGGGGATATCAGTACAACAAGTGATACATTTTTAGTTTGTGATGGAACTAATTTTAGAATGTTAAATATTGATTTCTCAAGAATTAAAACAAGTAAACTGAAATTAACTGCTGATCCTTCAGGCACGCCAGATGCAAATACACTTTACAAAAAAAATACCTGTAAAGCTTGGATAAATTTTAATGGTACGGGGACTATTGCTATTAGAGATAGTTTTAATGTTTCTAGTATTGTTGATTTAACAGTGGGGCATTACAGAGTTAATTTCGATAGAGATTTTGCAGATACTAATTTTTGTTCAGTTTTTGGTATAGAATCTGATTCTTACTCTGGGAATATGTCTGCTCGACAAGTTTTTGATTTTGCCAAAACTGTAGGCAGTCAAGAATTAAGATGCATTAATGGATCAAGTTCTTATGCTGATTTGCCGACTATCAATATGGTTGTTTTTGGTAATCAAACATAAAAAGGAGAATAGATAATGAAAAATGATAAAATAATAGTTTTTTTTCATAAGAATAAAGAAGTTAATATAATGTATCCTACTATTGAAGCTTTACAAAAATATGGAGGTTTTGATAACTGGGCAGAAAGAGAATTAATTAAAATTCAAAAAGGATATATCCATCCTGTAACAAAAGAAAATATTAAAGATTCTCTTGCAGATTTAGATTATGAAGTAATGAAAATATCTGATTTACCTGAAGATAATAAAAATAGAAATGCATGGGAAGGTTCGAAAGGTCAAGGAATAAAAGTTAATAAAGCTAAAGTATTAAAAAATAAAAATGAACAACTAATACAAAAAAAGATATTAGAAACCCAAAGAGAACAAGCGATAATTGAATTAAAAAAAGAAAAGAAAATAAAATAGATTAAACTTGACATATTTTAAAAAATGTGTATAATAAGATATGTCAATTAACTAAAATAAACTATTGATATTGAGTAACTGGATAAAGTTAGCATATAGAACTCCAGAGCTATTATAAGCCTAATCGCTCAATATCAAATCTTAATAGGTCGATAGTGGATGAGCACTAACGATAACAATATATAGAGTATAAAGGTCTCATCACCTGAGTACTCTATTTTTTATTGGGAGGTTAAAATAAAATGAATTTTTTTCATTTTTTCCATAAGCATAAATGGGAACAACATAACAATGTAAAAATTTATTTTCAAAAAGGGAAAAGAGAAAAAATAGAAATGCAATTAGACTTTGTAAAAATATGTCATAGATGCAATACAATGAAGTATATTTTCAACGACAAAATGCATAAAACTAGAATAAAAAATGACAAGGAGAAAATCAAATGAAAAAAATATTAATATTATTTATGTTATGTATTATGAATTTAAATTTTAGTGGATGTGAATGGTTAAATAAATTGTTAGGGCTTGAAAAAGAAAAGACTAAACAAGAAGAAGTAGCAAAAACAGAAAATAAACCTAAACAAGAAGAAGAGGAAGAGGAAAAGGAAGAAGAAAAAAAGCCAGAAGAACCAGAAGAAAAATTAATAAGTAGAGAAAGGCTTGATGGAACGAATGTGTATAAAGAAGAGTGGACTTCATATTATTTGTGGTCAGGTGGGTTTTGGATAAATTCAACTGGAAAAATTATGCCTGTTTTCAACAAAACAGGTCAGTCTATGTTGACTGCCAGTAGGATTGTAGAATATTATTATATAGTAGAACATCCATCAACACAAGAACAAATAAAATTATATCCTAAATTGCCAGCAGAAGAGGGCTGGAAAGTATACCCTTTTGATGATTGGCCTCATACAACTATGGAATGGAAGAGTTATATTTCTTCGCAAATAAGCTTAGTAATTTTTAAGCTTAAACCAAAAACTTGGGCGACTATATATTTGAAAATTAATAAATATTGAAAAAAATATAATAATTTTGTATAATGTCAATTAAAATAATTATCTTAATATTATGGTGATCTAATACAAAAGAGCCAGAATTACATATTACATGTAGTTTTGGCTCTTTTTTTTGATTATAGGAGGAAAGTATGAAAAAGTATTTGATTATTGCTTTATTGTTATTAGTATTGTTTGCTGGGTACGTTTTTGCAAGGCAATACCTGAGTGGATTTGGAATTGCAGAAATAAATGAAAGTGATCCGGTAGTAAGTTATTTTGGCTTTACGTCCACTCGTGGCGAAACTGATTGGTATATAATGCGATCAAGTGAGGCTGTTACTGGCGTAACCGAATATAGATATGTTACTGGGGATGCGAATTTCGATATATATTGGTCAAGTAGAACATTTTTAAATTATCAAAAATATGAAGATATTTATAATGTGCCGCCACTAAATTAAGAGGTAAATAAATGAAAAGAATAAAAATATTAATATTACTATTTTTAGTTTTTGGAATTTCTAAAAGTTTTGCTTCTATCCCGAAAAAAGTAACAGTAAGTCCAACTGGTCAATTGCAATGGCTTAATACTTCAGACGGAACGTTAACATCTACCGGAACATTAATTCTTGACGGGCATATAGAAGTGCAAGAAGGGCAAGAAAAAACTTTTGTAGATATGCCAGTGTCAACGACGACAGCTGGACTTATCCGAAGCTATGATAATGAAATGGACGGCAACAAAGTTTTTGCAATTGAAGGCTTAACCGACGGTGGAGGTGGAATTGTAGACACTAAATTAAGAATATATGATAATTCATACCTCCAACTCGGTTCTACTACTACTGCTATGGGGTTCCGCAATAATAATAATAGTATACAAATGAAAGACATTAATACTGGTAATTGGCGGAGTATAATAGGTGCAAGAACTGTATATGTTAATAGCTTGCAAGATATTATAGATAACGCTACGTTTGACGGATACAATATTACTTTTCAAAGTGGGGCAAATTATGAGATACACAATACTATATACAGTCCTTATCCATTTAATTACCCCATTGGCGGGTTTGTTAGTATTAGGCATGCAGTACCAGGTGATACAGTATTAGTTAATATATCAACAAGCACGATGCACAATGCCATCGCTCCAGGACTGATCACAATGTTTGATGGCGTGCAAAGCTCCCCATTTGCTCCATTTTTCAATATAAATGGAACTTCTGATGGCATCATTGCTATAAGTAGATTTGTTATTAACGGGACTACCGATTTGGGGAATATCAATACTGTCCAAACTTTTAATGATTTTTTCCTCGCGCAAGACATCGGAGAAGGTATAAAATTTAATAATAATGCTGCTTTGGTTTTTAGAAATTCCGGAGCTGGGGCTTGGAAGAATTTAGTTAGCTCAACAACTATGATTACTGTTGATGGTTTTTTAAATTATTATCAAATACATAATTGTGCTTTCATACCAGGTTCAAATGAATATATATTTGATTTCGAGCCTACTATGTCAACATTATCAAGTGTTCTTGCTGATAATAATATAGTTTTAGAAGGTGCCGGCATATTTGCGCCCGGCAGCCAAAAACAAGAGCAACTGACTGGGAAATATGCAGGAAATACAAAACTTAGAGACAGCCAAGTTTTTACTAATATTTATTTCGAGGGAAATGCAACAGCCACGCCTATTGCGGGTATCAGTGTTTCAACTGGGATCATAGCAGATATTTTTGTAGAAAAAAATACTGAAAGAATAGTTGTGAGTACAACAACTGGAGTAGTAACATATATAGGGTTAGAAGATGTAGTGTTGAAAATTCAAGGGAATTGTATTATGGAACCTGTAAGCGGCGGCACACAAATATTGAATGTTTACACATATTTAAATGGTGTTGAAGTCAATGGAAGTAAGGGTACAACATCGACAAGTCCGACTAACCCAAGATCAGCATCTTTTTTCGTTTCAGTTTCGCTAAAAACTAATGATAAATTACAATTTTTTGTAGAAAATGAAACCGCTGCAAATAACATATTAGTAATCAACTTTCATGCCTTAATTTCTGATTGATAAGGAGAAAAAAATGAGAATATATATATTATTGTATTTGTTATTCTATTTAGGGTGTGCTTCTCCGACGGGAACCTTTCAAAAAAATACAAAAACATTAAATGATTTTAAAGTTCAAACAGTAAATGGGGAAGGGGGTAAATACGATATTGTAAAATTAGCGACTATCTATTCAGATGATGCTCAAGAAATTATAAATAAAAATGTTAAAATTTTGCAATTTGCAAAAAAAATAAAAATAATCGGGTACAATAAAAATAAAGAAAAAGGACTTAAGAGTGCGAATATTGTAAAAGATTATTATGAAATAGAATTGCAAAAATACAGAGATAAAAAACAAATGAGTATAAAAGGTGGCATAAATTATAAACCGCCGTCTAAAGTCATAATTGAAATAGATGCTTTCGAAGGGGACTCAAAAGTTGAAACATTCATTATTTGTAGGTAATTTCATGAACATGAAAAAGATAATAATAATTATATTGACATTATTATATTATAATATTCTATATGCAAATATTGTAATTGAAGATACTGGCACTAACCATATTGTAATTGAAGATACTGACACTATTGATAATTCAATTAATTCTAATACGGAACGCTCTACAACTGGAAGCATTTTTGATTTTGAAGGGTTAATGAAAAATGCAAAAATCAATGAGATGAGGTTTGAGGGAAGTAGGCGTGTAGAAAATTTACTAAAATATTCTAATAATTTTCTTCAAGATGAATGGATAGAACAATTAACTGCAACAAAAGTAGGGGAAACAGATATTGTTGGACCAAGTGGGGATGTTGAAAAAGTGTTGGAACTTTCTTTTGGGACTAATCCTTCGTCTAGCATATATCAAACTGGCGTTTTTCAAAATGTGATAGGTTCAAGTGCAACAGCAAGTATATATGCTAGAACTGTGTCGGGATCAACTACTATTAGACTATATGTGGGAGGGGTTTACTCTCCTAATATTAGTATTAATGAAAACTGGAAAAGAATATCATTCACAAACACAACTGAAAGTGCTAACACTGCTTTTTACATTAAGAATAATTCTGCTGGAAATGCAAGCAATGTATACATTGCGAAAGCAATGGCAGAAGATGTAACAGGCCAAACAAATCAAAATCCGAGTGAATTTACTTTGAAGCAGTGGCAGCGAGAGAACTTATTTTTTGATGGGGTGGATGACTATGTAGGCATAAATTCAAAATTCCCAGAGTTCAATAATTTAAGTCAATTTTCAATTTCTTTTAAAACAGGAAGGTCTGTATATGAATATTACGCAAAGGTTTTTGAGTGGCAACCAGTTCCGGACGAAAACAAATTACATATAGCTCCTTTTTCTACGTGGAGAAATGGTTTTCATATTTATATAAATGGGCATCTTGATTTTTCTCCTTTTGTGGCTGATGATGCTGGAGGGATTTATTATTATACTGTTGCCTATAATGGGAGTGAAGTAAAACTCTATAGAGATGGAGAATTTAAAGGAAGTCTGCCCAAAATAGGCTTCAACACGGGAACAGCAAATGCTTTTTCTTTTGGAAAAGCTAATTATTTCGAAGGGATTATTGCGGATATGCAAGTTCACTCAAGAGAAATAAATTTAACAGAAGTCCAACAAATTCATCAAGGGAATGTAATAACATCAGGCTTAATAGGTCTTTGGAAACTAAATGAAACAGAAGGTGAAATAGCCTATGATACAAGTGGGAATAATAATCATGGAACTCTACAAGACTTTAATTTATTCCCCAAATACTATGAAACAGAAAATGCAAATACAGTTGTGTCGAATATAGTAAGTGAAGCTACAGGCAATTTAATCTCTGAAGAAAAAAAGAAAGGTGTGTTGATTGAGGAACAAAGAACTAATTTTTTGATTCAAAGTGAAAATTACTTAGCATGGCCATTCAATGATAATATTAATATCACAAATAATACACATATTGCTCCAGATGGTAAACAAACAGCTGATACATTGACCGATACCGCTTTTGATGGATTACATAGAATATACCAACAGGCAGTGCCTATCGGAGACAATACATATTCCGCTTCTATTTTTGTTCACAAAAATAGTTCTATTCCTTTCATGCAAATTCGCTTTGGAGGCGGTGCTGGGTATGTTTGGGCTAATTTTGATGTGCAGAACGGACTAGTTGGAAATTCAGGAATCTCCGGCAACGGAATAATAAAATCAATAAATATTTTTTCCTATGACAATTATTATTGGAAAATTGAAATTGTTGGAAGTTTGAATCTTATTAGTGTAAGACCTTTTGTTATATCCATGTTGGATATTGATTTCAATGGTATCGGGCGAAACTATCTTGGTACTGGAGATACTTTGATTATTTGGGGTGCACAATTAGAGCAAGGATCATTTCCAACTTCATATATCAAAACAGCAGCAACAACAGTAACTAGAACTTCTGACAATTTAACGTATGAGTTAGAATATTTCCCGCAAGAATTTATAATATCTGCAGATATTACGCCTATTTCAGACGGCAATAATTATGCTGCAGGAGAATTTAGATTTTTCAGTACCGACGATAGTAGAGGGAATAATTACAAAATTAGAACTTTTGGTGCGGCGGCTTATGGATTCCAACTTCAGGGAGGTGGTGGCAATTTTAATTTAGATACAGCTGATTTTCAGAAAGGGATTACAGCAAAATTATCTTTTGTTTTGAAACAAGAAGGTGGTAATATTAGAGCAAAAATAATAAAAGATGGGATAGAGAAATTAAATACTGCTATAGCTGGAACTTTAGACCATTCTAATTCTGGGATATTGAATATAGGGAAATTTGGAACAGATCGGTTCAATGGAAATTTCAAAAATATAGAATTGATTGATTTAGCAATCGACGAAAAAATAATTGATGCTAAAAATACAACAAATATATTCTTAAAAAAATCAGATAGGAAAATAAATTTAGGAGGAAACTAAATTGGAAGTTATAATATATTTTACAGAGCTTATCCCACCATATTTTAATGATGGTCATCGACGAAAATATAAAGAATTCAAAGTAGAGCAAAGAATACACGTTGGACGTGATTATGAAGGTAGACAATTAATTGTTGGGATTATGCCTAGTGAGAATATCCCAGCATTAATAGATTTTTTAATTTCATTGAATAAAGAACCTAAAATATGTGATGTCAGAAAAAGGAATGGTGTTAGATATGGTTTTAGGGCGAAAGATGTAAGATCAGAAGAAGACAAAATAAATGGATTGTATAAATATAAAATATTGCCGATCGCGGATGAAGAAGAAAATATTATAGAGCCTTACCTTATTGATGAAGCAGAAAGAGCTAAACATTTTCAACCCTACGAAGCAGAAATAAATGGTGAGAAAATCAAAATTACTCCTCCAGATACTTCTTTTGGCGGATGGGCAAACTGGGATGAAAGAGTTGTTGAAGATCAAAATGGTGAATTTTCAGGAAGAAAATTGTAATGCAATTATTAATAATTGGAGGTAAAATAATGAAATTAAAAGAAATTATAGAAACAGGATTAAGCACTTTTTCGACGAGTGCAAGCAAGATGTGTTCTTTTTTATTGATTATATTTTTGTTTATTGTAACTATGTTATTAATTAGTCATAAGCAGTATACAATTATGATTCAATTCATAAGCATCACTGTCCCATTTATTGTAGGGTTGTTAAGTGTGAAGACACTTAAGCAAAAATAGTTTTCAAAATAGTAAACAAAGAGGTTTCATGAAAAAATATCTAATAATAACAATTTTAGGCTTAGTTACTGCTAATATCTTTAGTGTATCAAGTTGTAGGAAAGCAGAATTAATTTTAAAGGAAAAACAAAGTAATAATGAAATAAGAAAAGATGCTTTAAAAAACCCAGCTAAAGAGGATTTGGGCGAGACAAAAAAAGTAATAAAACCTGCGACAGAAACAAGAACAAAAACAACTACAAAAAAAACTAACGGTGAAGTTATAATAAAAGAAGTAGTTAAGTATATTAAAGGTGATACAATTATAGAATATGTCGACAATGGTAGCATTACAAAGCCTGTATACCCTGATTTTGAGCCGGATGTAAGGCGTTGGTCATTAATAGGAATAAGTGATTTAAAAGGCAAATATGGCGGTGGTATTAGCTATAGATTTTTTGAAAAAATACCTGTTGAGTTAGGAGCTATGTATATTGATAATCCTTACTTTTTATTTTTACTGAGGTTTTGAGATGCCGATTAACTGTAAAATGAATGTTGAATGCGTTAAGAAATTTTCATATTTTGAAAATGAGATCGAAAATTTAAAAAATTCATTAAAAGAAGAAAAAAAATATACTAAAAAATTTCAAGTAGATACATTGTCTAAAATTGATAGCTTAGAAAAAGAGATGCGAACAATGAATGTCAGTAATGCAAGTTTTAGTATACGTTTAAAAGAGTTATCTTATGACTTGCAAATTATTAGAGAAACACTTAAAACAATAAGCAGTGTTTCATATACAAATGAGCAGGCAAGGTTATCTGATAAGGCGGCTATTGATAAGAATTCTGCTGAAATAAAGGCTTTCAATAAGCATTTAAAAGATCGTGTTGCAATGATATTAATTACATTAGTTGCAACTTGTGTTGGAGTGTTTGCTTCTTTAGGTGGTTTGACTTTGCTTTTTTTAAAAATTACAAAAGAAATAATTGGTAAATAATCATGCCAAAATTTAGTAAATTATCACAGACCAGACTTGCTACTTGCCATCTTGATATTCAAATTGTTATGGAAAAAGCAATCAAGTATTATAATTTTAGTGTTGTGTGTGGGCACAGAAGCGAACAAGAACAGAATAAAGCTTATCGACAAGGGTTTTCTAAATTAATATATCCTAATAGTAGGCATAATAAAACCCCATCGACTGCAATTGATATAGTGCCATATCCTATTGATTGGCATAATATCAATAGATTCTATCAAATGGCTGGTGTTGTATTAACAATTGCAAAACAATCTTTTATTGTCTTAGAATGGGGAGGCAATTGGCAAACATTTAAAGACTACCCGCATTTTCAGTTGAAGAAAAAATAGTTGACAAAAATTGTTATATGTAGTATTATATATATTGTATCCTGGAAGTTATCACTTCCAGTACCTAGTCTTCTCGAAAGCTAGGTAGAAAAAGTAGCGGGGTTGTAGACATACATCCCCAGCAGATATATAATCACTGCGTAGCGGGGGTTATATGTGAAAGGTTCTTTTCCGTCGACAAAAACTCAAGCAGTTTTTAATTTGCCTAACCCCACCGGCAAGTTATAGTCGGAAAAGTCAAAGCCTACTTAATATGAAGGTCGGCTACATGCCGTAGTTTGAAAAAACTTAGTATTAGGTAGGCTTTTCTTTTGGTATAGAACTTGACAAATTGCAGTATAATTTGTATAATATGTTATAACAAAATTAAAAAGGAGGAAGGGGAAATGAATAAATTAGAGTTACTCAGAGCCAAAATAAAATCACTAAGTATCCCAATGCTAAAGGAAGTTTTAGAAAAAATTGATAAATTACACACGGAATCTGGAGACATTATTTTTGAAGAAGGATTAAAAATTTTAGAAGAAAAAATGTTAGAATATCAATCAAAAAAAGATTTTATTAATTTTTGCAATAAATTGAGTTAATTTTCTTTTGGGATAGGGCTTGACAAATTGCAGTATAATTTGTATAATTAATTATACAAAATAAAAAAAGGAGGAAGGGGAAATGGAAAGAAAAGAAATGAAAGAATTAATTAGAAGATGCGGGCTAGTATATCGTGGAGAGTTAAGGGCTAACATTAGCTGGATGCAGAAAGCCGAGCGAGAAAAAATGATAGCAATAATTAAGAAGAATAAAAAAGAAATACTAGATAATATCGACGATATCAGATCAGAATTATATCGCGAAGAAAAAAATATAGAAAATGAAGAAAAAGAAAAACGAGAAGCTGAAGAAAAAATTGAATATGCGCCATTAATGAAATTCTTAGACGGAAAATATCCCATTCGAAAAAATATAAATGCAGATGAAAATAAGTATAATGAAATGGTAAACAAAATCAATAATTTCAAAAATAAATACCAAAATGAAGGCGAAGATGAAGGACTTTTTCACGCGGGAGAACATGAAAAAAGTAAGTTAATAATGGAATTGAAAGAATGTTGTAATCATAAATATACAATTAAATACGAAAAAGATAGAATGGGTTCCAGTGATAATTATGCGAAAGTGTTAATTAGAAAAATACATTGTGAAAAATGCGGTGATAATGCAACACATGATGTTTCCGATTTTGATTTGAAAAAATAAAAAAGATGAAAATGAAATCAAGCGAATAATATTAATTAAGGTATTAGAATATGCGGAACTATTTTAGAGGCTTATAATGAAAAATGAAAAAATAATAGAAAATATAAAAACAGTAAAAGAATATTTTGCACAATTTAAAAGACCTATAAATATTTCTAAATGTTATTACAAGAAAATTGAAGGGTATCAAATAGCTTACGACTTAGGTTGGTTATGGTCTGAAAATATTATTGATGATTGGTTTTATAATCCTAAAGAATTGTCATCAATGATTAATTATACAATGAGAATATCTGATGGATTAATTATTAAGGAAGTCAAAATACAAGAGTTAAATAATATTATAGACTTATTCAGAGACACAGTTAAAATGCTTTCTAAAAATGAAAAAATAAAGGATTATATATGAAAATAACAACATTTTTTTTGCGCGGAGGTTATAGAGATAATATTAAAGTAACAGCATCTATTATTAAGGGAATAAAAAAAGATAATACTTTTGACAAGCAAATGAAACAATATCGATTTATAAGTGAATGTTCAGCCAAACATATTTACTATGATTATTATTTTGATGGCGAAGATGGTGATTTGGTAGAAATTTATGAAAAATCAGAATATATACAAAACGTTAAATACTATAAGGTTTTATATGGGGAATTAAAAGAAATTAATGTTGGTTATATTGTAAAATATTTCAAGGATGTGAAATATGCCGAATAAGAACTATAAAAAAATTAATGTTTTAGACGCTTCAATTGAAAGGATAAAATATGTTTTTGATAATTTTGAAAAAATATATTTGTCTTTTTCAGGAGGCAAAGATTCGACTGTAATGTTACATTTGTGTATGGATGAAGCAATTAAAAGAAATAGAAAAATAGGAGTGTTAATAGTTGATTTGGAAGCGCAATATAAATTAACAATTGAACATATATATGAAATTGTAGAATTATATAAAAATAATATTGATTTATATTGGGTATGTCTACCAATATCATTAAGAAATGCAGTTAGTCAATATGAACCTAAATGGATGTGTTGGGAGAAAAATAAAGATTGGGTTAGGCAACCTCCAAAAGAATCTATAACAGATATTAATTATTTTGATTTTTTTAAAATAGGTATGGAGTTCGAAGAGTTTGTTCCAGCTTTTGGTAAATGGTATGGAAAGGGTGAAAATACAGCTTGTTTAGTTGGTATTCGAGCTGATGAGTCATTACATAGATATCGAACAATTAGATTTGAGGGGAAAAAAACATTTAGAGGGAAAATGTATACTACTCATGTAGTAAGCTTGGTTTATAATGTTTATCCTATTTATGATTGGAGAGCAAAGGATATTTGGGTATATAATTCTAAGTTTAAAAAATGTTATAACATATTATATGATAGAATGCACCAAGCTGGTTTAAGTATTCACCAGCAAAGAATTTGTCAGCCTTACGGAGATGACCAAAAGAAAGGTCTATGGTTATATCATGTAATAGAACCTGAAACTTGGGGTAAATTAATATCAAGGGTAAATGGAGCTAATTTTGGTGCTTTATATGTTTGTGAAACTGGAAACATTTTTGGAAATATTAAAATATCAAAACCAGATGGGCACACGTGGAAATCTTTTTCTGAATTATTACTTAAATCTATGCCATCTAAAACATCTGAACATTATGAAAATAAAATATTAATATTTTTACGTTGGTGGGAACATAAAGATATTCAATATTTAAATGGTATTCCAGATGAAGCCGATAGAAAATTAGAAATGGATCGTAAAATCCCATCATGGAGAAGAATTTGTAGGTGTCTTTTGAAAAATGATTATTGGTGTAAAAGTTTATCTTTTAGTATGCATGTGAATGAAGCTTATCGAAAATATTTAAAATTAATGCGAAAAAGGAAAGAAAAATGGAAAGTAAATCTAATAAAAAACAGTTATTAAATTGGACAAAAAAACATCCAGTTTCAAATGTAGTATGGATAGAATCAGATAAAGTTCAAGCGAACGATTACAATCCAAATAAAGTTGCAAAACCTGAAATGGAATTGTTAAGACTTAGTATCGAATCAGATGGCTACACACAGCCAATTGTAGTATGGGAAATTAAGGAAAATGAATATCAAGTAATAGATGGATTCCATAGACATATCGTCGGGAAAGAAATGGGCTTAACTCATTTACCTTGTGTGATAATTAACAAAAATCGAGAAAATAAAAATGATAGAATTGCATCAACTATAAGACATAACCGTGCGCGTGGAAAACATACTATTGACGGGATGAGTAATATTGTTGTCGAGCTAACAAGAAGAAACTGGAATGACAAAAAAATAGCTAAAGAATTAGGGATGGATGCAGACGAAGTATTAAGACTAAAGCAAATAACTGGATTGGCTGAATTATTTAAGGATGAAGATTTTAGTTTGAGTTGGGAGTAATATTTTCAGACCCCAACACTTGACAAATTGCAGTATAATTTGTATAATTAATTATAACAAAATAAAAAAAGGAGGAAGGGGAAATGAATAAAATCTTTAATAATTTTCAGAAAAATCAAATTGTTAATGTGTGTGGTTTTCATGGGGAAAAATACGAAAATGGGCAAAGAAAACTAAGTGTAATGAAATGTGTTGTCGAGAATGTCCGGAAGGATAAAATATTAGTAAGTCAATTTCATAACCGCGATTTGCACTGTTGGGTCGAAGAGACAACAGTTTTTTGCCCTACAAAACGTTTTTCCCGAATATTGAAAAATGGGAAAAAAATAGCTGTGTATCGATACCAAGTACAATTTTTCGATTAAAATAAAAAAGGCAGGTACGGTTCCCCTTCCTACCTGCCTAAAATAAAAAGGGGATTATAATAGGAGGGGAATATGAGTATAAAAAATAAAAAAAAGATTGATTGGAGAGTAAGTTTTATCAATAGATGCGAAAAAAATAAATTTAAGGCAAAAATTTCATTTGAACAAAAACATAAAATGGTCAACGAGAACTGGTCAGAATGGGATATAATGCACTATGTGAAAAAGTTAGGCTTGCAACAACGATATAATAGAATGCATTCTATAATAATATCTAATTAATCCATACAACAAAGAACCGCAAAACGAAGTGTATTTAAATATTTGGGAGGAAAATATGAAAGTACAAAGCGTTTCACACATCTGTTATTTGTTGGACATGTTTTTTTCGAGATTACATCGACATTATAAATTATTAGGAGACAAACTTTTAAGATTATTTTTGAAAATTTCCGGAATTTAAAATATATTCAAAGGGGGATATATGAATGAAAATATTGAAATTTTGGTGAGTGAAAATATAGAATTTAAAAAGTCAGCATATTATATATATTATTATCGGGGATACGATTTGATAAAAGAATTGTTTATTGATTTTTCAAAAGCAAAAAAGAAAATGAATTTTCTAAAAAAAGAAAAAAGGAGGCATAAATAATGAGTGCAAAATCTATTTTGAAAAAACCATTGAATGCTAAAAAAATAAGTAAATATCCGACGGAAGAAGTGCAGTTGGAAGCAGTAAAAAATAACGGTAATGTAATACGATATATTCATAGGCCGACGGAAGAAATGCAGTTGGCGGCGGTAAAAAATAACGGGTATGCAATACAATATATTCATACTCCGTCGGAGGAGGTGCAGTTGGAAGCAGTAAAAAATAACGGTGATGCAATACAATATATTCATAGTCCGACGGAAGCAGTGAAAGATTACCTGTTTCAAAACAAAAAAAGTATATTTTGTAAATATTTCAAGTTTAAGGAGGCATAAATAATGAGTGAAAATCCATCAACAATTGACCCTGTAAGAGAAGCAGAATATAACCGACAAGAGAAATACTACTCTATGAAAAAAGATATGTTAAATCTTAAAAAAATAAAAGAGTTTAGAGATGCATGTTTAAAAGAATTTGAAATAAGAAATCTTTTAGAAAATGAGAATGAGGGATAAAAGTAAAATAAAAAGGAGGAGGGGGTATTATGATATTAAACAATAATGAAGACATTTTAAAAATTGATAAACAAATTGGGAGTTTAAAAGATGATCTGTTATATAGAAATGGATCTTCTTTTCGAAAAGAAATACTAAAAAAGATAGAAATATTAGAAGAGAGAAAAAGAATTAGGAAAATGAGAAGAGGATTAAAATGAATTGCACAAATTGTAAGCACAACCGCAAAGATAAAAAAGAATGCCCATTAAAATATTTTTTTAAGGTTTATAATTCGGATGAAGAAATTGTAAAAGAAATAAGAGATATTTTTGTTGAAAAAGTTAAATATGAATTATCAGAAATTATAACTTGTGCAATGTTTATTGAGGGGGATAAGTGGATTTAAATTTAAATTATTGTTTGAATTTTTTGTTAAAAAACAAAGATGAATTAAAAACATGGAAAGCGACTTTTGCAAGCTATGCTATCGAGGGGGATCCTTTGGCAAATAAATGTTGGATAAGTTTAAGTAAAATTTTAGCTGGTGAAAATATTTCAAATAATGAAATTAAAGAATTAGTAACTGTTATGCGAAGAAAAAAATAAATAGGAGGATTGTAGATTATGGAAAATGAAAATCAAGAACAAAAAACGGGGATGCAAACAACATTATCAAAAGAACAGCTTATAGACGCCAAAGAACAATTAGAATTATACAAACAGTATGTCGCGTTAGCTTTGAAAATTACTAATACTCATGATTGGGTTGATATGGATGGTAAACCATATCTAAATGAAGGTGGTTCTTCTAAATTAGCAAAAGTGTTTGGCATATCGACGAAAGAAACCGTTATTCAAAAAGAAATTTGCAGAGATGAGAACGATAAACTATATTACGTGTATACTGTCCAAATGATTATGTATAGTTCGAAAAATCCTGAAAATTGTCAAAGTGTTGTAGGCGCTTGCTCCAGTAGAGATAAATTGTTCGGAACGGAAAATGGTAATTTCAAAGATATTTCTCTAATTAATGAAACTAACATTAAAAAGAAAGCAGAAACAAATTGTTTCGGGAGAGGCGTGAAAAGAATGCTAGGGATTCAAAATCTAACATGGGAAGATTTGAACCATGCAGGAATTAAGAAAGAAACTACATCAAAAGTAAATTATAATAATAATGCAATTTCTGATGACGATAAAAAAAAGCGGAGTGAGTTAGGAAACATGATTTTAGAAATGTCAAGCGGAGATAAAATAGAGGCAAAAGCTTATTTAAAAAGTATCACTGCATTCACAGGAAAAGATGGTAAAGAAGTATCTGGAGTAGAAAGTGTAACTTATCTGAGAGAGAAAAGATTAAATATCGCTCATTCGAAAGTGAAAAAAATATATCTCGATTGGCAAAAAAGTTTAAATAATGCTGGAAAAGAAGGAGTAAAATAAAATGGCCGAAAATAAAAGTCATAAAATTATTAAAGATTTTGAATATAAAAACCATAGATGTGTTGTTGTTGAAATGTTTTTTTTGGACAATAGTTGTAACGGTTATGTCGCATTAAATGCTAATGAAATAAAGTCAAGTTATGATGCTTACGATATGAAGTGTGTTGAGCTAACTTTCATGGGCGATTTAAGTCGGTACGGTAAACAATATGATGAAAATACAATATATATTGGTTTCGATACGTCTCATTCTTATAATGAGGTGCATCCGGAAACAAAAACTCCTGAGGCGGTGGAACAAGTTTGCAAAAATATTGTTGATGAATTATTAGGGGAGGGTAGATAAGTGTTAAGCTTAGAGACAGTAAATAATTTAATAGATGATATGGTCGAAAGTAGAAAAATAAATTTAGAAAAGAAAATAAAAATATACCCGAGAGATCGGTTCAGAGCTTCCGATATTCCAGAATGCGACAGACAATTATTTTATGGGGTTAATAATTGGCAAGATAGAATCAAATACGATATAAGTGTACAATCATTATTTGATGCTGGTAATGAGGCTGAAAAAACTGTAAAAAAAAGATTAGCAGATGACGGTTTTGAAGTGATCGAGCAACAACGAGATTTTGAGATAAAAAATAGAGACGGAGAAATTATTTGTAGAGGTCATATCGACGGGAAAATAGAATATAATGGTCAAGTCATCCCGATAGAAATAAAAAGCATGAATCAAAATATTTATAATGGGATTAAGTCTTTACAAGACTTCGGAAAGAAACCTTATTTAAGAAAATATTTACGACAAATGCAATTATACTTGTATGGTAACAATGCAGAAGCAGGCATATTTATTTTGACAGATTTTAGAACTCATAAATTATTGCCTGTTGTTTTAGACATGGGGGAATGTGAAGCTATACTAAAACAACTAGAACGAACATGGGAAGCAGTAAAAGAAAAAAAAGTTCCTGAAAAAATAGAATATAAAGAAAGCATTTGTGGCAAATGTTCATTCGCTCATATTTGTTTGCCCGATGTAAAAAACGAAGGTGCTAAATTCATTAATAATGAAGAGCTTGAAAATACGCTTGAGCGAAGGGAGGTTTTAAAACAATCTGTCCACGAATACAAAGAATTAGATGATCTTGTCAAAAATACATTCAAAAACATTCCAGTAGCTTTTGTTGGCAGTAATTTCCACATAGTCGGGAAAGAAATAAAAACTAATAGGATAGATACAAAGGTATTGCCTGAAGATATTAAAAAAGAATACTCAAAAGAAAGTACCTATTGGAAAACTAAAGTGATAAATTTAACACGTAAACTAGGAGGTATAAATTGAATAAACACATAAAAAAAATGATAGAATTAATAAAAGAAAATCCAGAATTAGAAATAAAATTTCTAATTTCTGACGAGGTTTTTATCGATCCGATTTTTAATCGCAGTTTAGGACATGCTAGTTTTGCAGAAAAAGGGATATATTATGAATATGGAGACTGTTGGTACAATACAAAAGATGCTGTAATTGAGAAGATCGAAGACAATGAATATTTGGATTATGCAAAAGATAAAATAAAAATTGATAAAATTATAAAAAGTCTTAATCCCAAAGAAGTTATTTATGTGTGGATTGATCTATAATAAGGAAAAACAAATGAAACAAAAACTAAATAAATACTTGTATCAAACAAGAAAGAAAAGGGGATTAACGCAACAAGCCGTTAGTGATGGGATAAAAGAAATGTCAGAAGGAAATATAATACCATTTTCATTAGTATCTAGATACGAACTGGGCTATGGATTGCCTTCGATAAAACATTTATATTTATTAATTAATTTTTATAAATTGAATTTAAAATATACTCTTAATTTGTATATTGAAGCCAAAATGCAATTATATGAAAAACGTCTTAAAAAAATTATTAATAGGGATTTTATGAAAGGAATAGTATGCGAAAAATAACACAAAAAGAATTGGATAAATTAATTGAATCTCACCAAGAATATTTAAAATCTGGCGAAGAAAAATATAGGCTTAAATTGAATGATACTGATTGTTCTGGGTTAGACTTGAGAAATGCAAACTTGAGAAGTTCAAACTTGATTGGAGCAAACTTGAGTTATGCAAACTTGAGTTATGCAGACTTGAGTTATGCAAACTTGAGTTATGCAGACTTGAGATATGCAGACTTGAGATATGCAGACTTGAGAAGTGCAGACTTGAGAGGTGCAGACTTGAGAAGTGCAAACTTGAGTGATGCAGACTTGAGAGGAGCAGACTTGAGAGGTGCAAAAACTGATTTGCAAATTATTAGTATTATCGGGATTGGTAGCGAACGGCGAATGACAACATATATATTTGATTTTGACAAAATTTTTTGTGGATGTTTTAGTGGAACTTTGGCAGAATTTGAAGCTCGTGTAAAAGAAAAAAAAGCAAATAATAAAAAAGAATTAAGTGAGTATTTGGATTTTATTGAATATTTAAAAAAGAGGAAATCAGATGTATAGGTGCAAAAATTGTAAATATTTGCAAAGGTGGGATAGAGGCAAAAAAATCATTATATATTGTAGTTTCTATAAATCAAATAAGAATGAAATTGTTAAAATAAGCAAAGACAGACCTGCTTGCAAGTATTTTGAAAAAATTAATGAAAAAATATATAAAAATCTTGACAAATAAATAATAAATATTATATAATATTTATTCAGGGGTGAAACAAAACAAATAGCAGAGCTGAAAGGATCACCCCTCCTTGAGGCTCTGTTTTTTTTCAGAAGGAATTAAATATGAAAAAATCATACTATGCAGTTATCCCAGCCAATGTAAGATACAATAAAAAACTTACTGCGAATGCTAAATTATTATATGGTGAAATTACTGCATTGTGCAATGAAAAAGGGTATTGCTGGGCATCTAATAGTTATTTCGCAAAACTTTATTCTGTTTCCAATAAAAGTATATCTCTTTGGATTAAACAATTATCTAATCATGGGTTTTTGAAAAGTGAAATTATTTACAAAGAAGGTACTAAAGAAATTGTTAATAGGTATATACGAATTTGTGGGGGGGGTATGGAAGAAAATGTTAATACCCCTATGGAAGAAAAGGTTAAAGATAATATTACATCTTCTAATAATACAATTAATAATACATCTAATAATATATATACGAAAAATAAAAATTCCATTTCTAAAAAAGAAAGAGAAGAACAATTTGAAAAGCTATGGAAGAAATACCCTAAAAAGCAAGGTAAGCCAAGGGCTTATGCCTATTACATGAAGAAAATCAAAGATAATGCTATATATGAGCTTATTAACAAGGCTATAGATAATTACAACGCTGATATAGAGGCGAATAAAACAGAAGGGAAGTATATTAAGAATGGTGATGGCTTCTTTTGCGGCGAATATTGGGAATACTGGTCTAATTATGATGTTTCGAAAAATAAGCCTAAAGATTCTGATTTGCAAACTTATAAGCAAGAAGATGACATACAATGGATATCCTAAATGACTCAATTATGTATTAATTGCCACCAAAGGGCTAGAAACACAGCAAGGAACAATGCTAAATATGGATTATGTGATAGTTGCTATTATGATTTGATCGAAAAAAAAGAAGTATGCGTGGCATGTGGTTTTAGCTCTGATATTGTTAATAATTTATGTTTTTCGTGTAGAAAATTATATGATATTGACATGAATATATTGAAGATAGAGCAACAATATACAGTTGGAGAACCAAGTGCAATAATTCAAGCGAAAATAAAAAATATGACTTTTGCTAATTTCAGAGGCACGAAAAACAATGAAAAAGCAATGCAAAAAGCTAGTCAGTTTGCAAATGGGCATATAAAAGGATTATGGCTATTTTCAGACAACTATGGCAATGGGAAAACTCACTTATTATTTGCTGCTATGTTTGAGTCTTTGAAAAAATACAAAAAATGTTATTATATCAATACTAAAATTTTCATTGAAAAAATTATAGCAAAAAAAAGTCAATATAGATCAATTGAACAAACTTTTCTTGACGAGCTCAAAATTTTGCCATTACTAAAGCAAGACTATATATTTTGGGATGAAATAATAACAGAAAGTAGTTCAATTTTGAATCTAAAATTATACTTTCGTTTGCTGTGTAATTTCTTGGGAACTATTTGCCTTAATGACAAGCCTAGAATTTTTTGTGTCAGCAATAAGAAGCTAAATTATTTAAGTGGAAAAATTGACGGAGACGTCTATAGCAGATTGAAAGCATTATTTGATACATTTATAATTAACGAAGAAAAAACAGATTGGAGGATCAATGCGAAAAATAAAGTTTAGAGGGCAAAGTTTAGAAACTAAAAAGTGGGTTTATGGATATTTAGTAGGAGAGAATTATATTATACATGACTATGATGATATGAGCAATGCTATTGAAGTCGATCCAGGAACAGTCGGTGAGTATACTGGCGTAAAAGATATAAATGGTAAAGAAATATATGAAGGTGATATTGTCAAAATATACCGAGGGCTAAACTCTAACAGAAGAAATTGTTAAAATAAATGATGATTTAATGGATGCTTTAAGGTATACAATAGCAAGTAATCCTAGATATGATATTTATGAAACGAGTCGTTTACCCACACCGGTACCGTGGTATTAAGGAGAGGTCGCATAGTTGGTTTATTGCGGTGGTTTGCTAAACCACTGTACGGTTGAAAAGCCGTACCGAGGGTTCGAATCCCTCCCTCTCCGCCAAGAAAAAGGAGGTTTTATGCAAAAAGAACATGTAATTTACTCTATTGTAATTCGCGATACCGAGGCAGCACAATTCCTTTGTGTAAATAAACAATACACTAAAATTCTAAAAAGATCAATAGGTAGTATTTTAGAATTTACAGTAATAGGCAGCATCTATCAAAATAAAGAGCTCGTGATATGCAATGATAAAATTAAAGACTTTAAAAATGAAATAATTTATTTAAAATTTGATATCAAAGAACTTCAAGAAACAGTAAGAGAAAAATATAGAGAGATTTATGAATTAAATAAAAAAATAGATAGAAAAAATAAAAAGATTTTAGAATTGTATAAAGAAAATAAAGAGCTTAAAGAAAGAATCAAAAAAAATAGAATGTGATCACGACGAAATATATAAAAAGGAGAAAATACATGATATTAGATATAATTATATATTTATTAATAGGTTTGATTTTATTTTTCTTATTTTTAGATCATGAAATAAATTTAGAAAACATTCACCAAAAAAAGATGGATAAAATGCAGAAAAAATTTACTGATTTAAATTTTGAATATTTAGAATTAGCTAAAGATTCGGAACTTAAAGAGAAGGAATTAAAAGAGAAAATCAAGAATTTAGAAAAAATAATAGAGGTGAAAGTATGAATATTGTTAATGGAGGCTTAATAAAATGAAACAAATATTCAAAACTATATATGGCTCAAGACTATATGGGACATCAACAACATCAAGTGATTATGATTATAAAGGTGTTTTTTTGCCTCCTAAACAAAATTTATACTTGGGTCGCTGTCCTAAAAGTACTAGTTCAAATACTAACAATGACTCGTGTAAAAATTCTAGTAAAGATATTGACTTTGAAAACTATTCAATACAATTTTTTTTGAAACTAGCTTCGCAAGGACAAACAGTGGCCTTAGATATGCTTCATGTTCAAAGGCAACAAGCTAATATTTGGAGTCCTACATGGGAATTTTTGCATAAAAATAGAAAAAAGTTTCATACGAAAAGTTTAAAATCTTATTTTGGATATTGCAGAAAACAAGCTTCAAAATATGGCGTTAAGGGTTCAAGATTATCGGATGTAAAAAGAGTTATAGACTTGCTCCAAGCATATATTAACTCTGGGCGAGGAAGTCTTATATTAAATCAAATTTGGGATATCTTACCAGAAGGAGAACATATTGAAAAGATTATAATTGCAGAATCTATGCAAAAAGACAAAAGAGCTTATAGTGTTTGCGGTCGAAAAGTAATGGCCACATCAAAAATTGAATATATTATGAGTGTTTTTCAAAAAATATATGACAATTATGGGGAGCGAGCAAAAAAAGCAGAGTCAAACAAAGGAATTGATTGGAAAGCTATATCCCACGCCTTTAGAGCTGGGTTGCAACTCAAAGAAATATATACAACAAATGATCTTGTTTTCCCTCTGAAAGATGCTAAATTTTTACTAGAAATAAAAAATGGAAAGTTAAATTTTAAAAATGACGTTCAAAAACAACTTGAAGATTTAATCGATGAAATTGAAATTCTTTCGTCAAAATCTGAATATCCAGAAAAAGTAGATATATCTTTTTTTGAGAATTTTATTATTGAGTGTTATAAAAAAGAGGGAATATAAAATGAGAGAAGAAGACCAAATACAAATAGCATTCGTTCAATATATGCGACTGAAATATCCTAAATTGTTGTTTACAATAAGTCCTATTTCAAAATATAAAAAAGTTGTAAATAAGAAAGGTAGAGTTTATTGCCCTGAAGGCGTCAAGCAAAAACAAATGGGGTATGAAAAATATACACTTGATATTATGATTTTTAAAGCAAAAGGGACTTATTCTAAAGAATATTATTTTGGGCTAC